CGTCTATGGTGATACGAAAGATCCCAAGTCGAGCGACAAGCTTCCAGAGTTTCACTATCATTCCGCTCCATCTTCATCTGGCGATCAGATTTCTATCGACCTAGAAGGCGATGGAGGAGTTAGCGTGAATTCATCCGACAATCACGCCGAGATCTCTCTCTCGAAAATAAAGCATCTGTACGTGAATGGTGTGGAGTGGAAGCCGGTCGGGCGGTAAGTGATCTACCCCAACATCGAATTTAACCAGCGTCTGGCGACTAACACCGGTTGCGGTTATCGCGCAGAGAAATGCATTGACGCAGCGAAGCGCATAACGCTCGTGAACAGCTTCCCCACGCAGCAGGACGCGGAGATGTGGTGTGTTGGGTCCGTGAGTATTGCGGCTCCGGTTGCGCGCACTGTTGCTGTGCAGAGCAGCTTTTTGCATCCGTGAGAATACAGTAGTGGCATGAGCGAAAACGAGAAAGATGCGAAGCGCTACCGCACGCTAAAAGCGTATTTGATTGCACTAGGGCAGCATGTGCCGCTTGAGCGGTCGGAGTCTGAGCCGTTTGTGATGGATGGCAGATTCTACGGAGATTTTGACGCGGCGGTGGATTCTTTGCCGGCTGCGGAATAAAACATTTGCCGTGAGTTCTGATTTAGCCGTAAAATAAGAAGAGGGCCGCACTGTTACAAGCAGCGCAGGCCCAAGCAGCACATGGACGTGGAGGTCCAAGATGCCACAACAAAAGATTATCATTTGCGGACGGTTCGGATGCTGAGATTCGCCGTTCCCGAAAAAACATATAGGCTCTTGAGGACATCAGAGCGGTTCGACTCGATTAAGAATTCGACCGTTAAGATTATTTGTCGCGATGGTCAGATGCTCGATAAGCCAGAGATTGAGGCGATTCATCCGAATCACGACCTAGCGCGTAGATTACGTGAGCGTGCGCCCAGATCCGAACAGAGAGTAGCGCGTGGGTTGGCCAGATTGGGATTCCGGCATTCTGTGCCAATGGCTGGATATATCCTGGATTTCTATAACCCCGTTGAAAAGATAGCCATTGAGATTGACGGGCCGAGCCATAAAAGGAATGAAGCTTGCGATAACCACCGGGATGCGGTAATCCGCAGCCATGGAGCGCGCGTCTGGCGATTCGGCGCTGACGCTGCATACTGTAATCCTAGGGACGTAGTGGCCCAGGTTAAGAAACGCATGCGTGCCAAGCCCGAATCATCGGCTCACGCTGAAGACCTTCCATTCTGAAGCCCCAACAAAATCGCACGGCTTGACTTGCTGTGGTAAACTTGCGAGCGAGCGAGAGTGCAACGGCAGCGATGAGCGACGGCGACACGCAGTGGAAGCCCAAAGCGATTGCGCGAGCAGAACTAATTTAGATTTACCGCTATGGCAGCCAAGCAGCGCTCTTTAACATCCCGCCAGGAGCGCTTCGTTAGGGAATACCTCATTGACCTGAATGGGACGCAAGCCGCAATTCGATCTGGCTATAGCGAGCACAGTGCAGCGCAAATTGCCTACGAACTCCTTCAGAATCCCTTACTTCTCGCGCGCGTAGAGTCTTTGCAGGACGAAAGAGCTGCCGCTCTGGCAATTACGGCCCTTGATGTTGTAGCTGGGTTGCTTAAAATCCGCGACCGTTCGATGCAAGCCGAAGAGGTAATGGAGTGGGACGCAGAGGAAAGCAAATTCGTTGGAACCGGCGAATTCAGGTTTGATTCCAACGGCGCAAACAAGGCTTCCGAGCTGATCGGTAAACACTTGGCGATGTTCGTGGATCGGTCTGAGCATACCGGCAAAGACGGTGGCCCGCTGACTGTTCAAGCCCTAGATAGCTTCCTGGATGACACCCCAGCAACAAGCTAAGGCTGCTGCGAGCTTACGGAATCCGGTTCTCTTTAATCGCAATTTCCTGCAATCGGACGTATGGCCGCTTCAAGCTCGAATCCTCGAATCCATCGCAACGCACCCCAAAACAGCGGTGCGCGCTTGTCACGCATCAGGCAAGACGTTCCTGGCCGCCGGCGCGGTGCTGTGGTGGTTAGCCCGCTGGAAAGAGTCAATCGTAGTCACGACGGCGCCCACCGCGGTGCAGGTAGAGAAGCTCCTCTGGGGCGAGATCCATTCAGCGCTTAGCCGTTCGGTGTATCCCTTCCCGAAGGCCAACCTGGTCGAATTGAAGCTGTCCTCGCGGCGTTACGCGATGGGGCTCAGTACCAGCGTCACCAAGGGAAATGAGGGAGTTCGGTTTCAAGGGTTCCACGCTGAGCACATTTTAATGGTGCTGGACGAAGCGCCTGGCGTTGAACCGAAGATCTGGGATGCAATCGAAGGAGCCCGCGCCGGCGGCGATGTCCGAATTCTGGCGCTCGGCAACCCGACAATAGCGAGCGGCCCGTTTCATGACGCCTTTACCGCGAATAGAAACACCTGGTCCACCTTCACCATCTCGGCATTCGACACCCCAAACTTTGATGGCGTTGATCTTGAGCGACTACTTAAGATGTCGCCGGAAGAGTTGGACGCTAATGAGCGGCCATACCTCACTACAAAGCGCTGGGTCTACGATCGCTACCACGAATGGGGTCCAGGACATCCGCTCTGGGAAGCGCGCGTACTGGGGCAGTTCCCCACACAGGCGGAAGATGCGCTGATCAGTTTGGCTTGGCTCGAAGCGGCCAAGGTATCGGAGATCGAACCGATATACGGGACGAAAGCGAAGGCTGGGTTGGATGTGGCTGGACCGGGCGAGGATGAGACATTCCTTACCATTCGCCGCGGGCCTCGCATTTTGCTGCAAAAGGGTTGGCCGGATGCTGATCCGCGCGGCGAAGTGGTTGCCGCTCTTCGGCCGTTCCTGGAAAACGATGACCTGGAGGCCGTGAATGTGGACTCGGCCGGCATCGGCTGGGGAATGCACTTGCATCTTCAGGATCTAAATTTCCCATCCGTTCCGATCAACGTAGGCGAATCCCCTAACGATTCGGAAAAGTACTCGAACTTAAAGGCTGAGCTCTATTGGGGCTTGCGTGATCGCGCTAAGTCGGGCGACATTTCAGGCTTGTTGGACGAGAAGACCATTGGCCAGCTCGCCGGCATTCGCTACAAGCATACGTCGCGCGGCCAAGTGGTAATCGAGTCCAAGGATGAAGCGCGGAAACGCGGTGTGAAATCACCGGATCGCGCAGAAAGTATGATGCTGGCATTTGCTGAGCGCGGGATGCTCGGAGTGATTGACGATCTAAAGGCCCAGGAAAAGCAGCAGATGGATAAGATAGCGGCCGCGCGAGAACTGGCAAAGCCGACTACCGGGATCCAGACTATTCGATGCCCTAAGTGCGAGAGTATTTCCTGCACGAGGATTGGAAGCCAGCGGCGCTGTAATGCATGCGCTCACAGTTGGCCCGTATCTGCGCAGATGAAGCCAGATAGTTGCTCGCAGTTGCGCAAAGCGGTTTAAAATTGGGTATGCGAAAGTTCAACGCCCGCTGGTGGTCTACCGAAGAATGGCGCGAAAAGCGCCTGCGTGATGCGGGCGAGGTACATGGTGTTGAGGTCCCACTTAGCTGTGGCGAGCACAGGGACCTCGTAACCAATCCATTTGCGCCGCAATGTGGCCAGCCCATATCGACGGCGCAGTTCGCCGCGATGCGTGCTTGCCGCGAGGCCGATCTGCTCGTGCAGCCGTTGATCGGACCCGAACCGATGTCGCCATTCTGGGGAATGTTGAACGCGTTTCGCGTGTTGAGTGGATTAGCTGAATGATTATCGGAAACAACGCTTTGAATATCGCCGTCAAGAAGCACTTCTTTGGCTTCCGCATCGGCTGCTTTCTGTTGCAGTTGCGCGGACCAGCGCTTTATCCTCTGTTCTCCGAACGAAGCGGCAGCCGCAAGCCAAAGTTGAAGGCGTTTGGCTGGCGCTTACATGCAGGTATCAATTGAACGTACACGACCCAGTTCTAGAAGACATGAAGGCCCGCGAGTTCGACCGCGAAGCCCAGCGCTACGCCAAGAAGTCTGCCGCTGCGCAGGGTAGCTGGAAGTGCAAGGGCTGCGGACAGCGCATTAGTGCGAATAAGGCGCGGTGCTTGGCCTGTGCCGCCTTGATGGAGTTGAGTCGCCTGGCTGCCACTAATGCTGCACTCGTGGATGGCAATGCCGAACCAGCCTACCGGATCATGGGTAATGCGGGGGCTACGCTGTGAAGCCAGTCGAACTCCACGCCGTCCTTAGCCTGATGCGCAACCCTTACGGGCGCGATCCCAAGCAGGTGCGAGAAGCAATTCTGAAAGCCGCTGACGAGCTGGAGCGCTTGCATCCTAACCTCACCGCGCAGTGCTGGGAGCAATCGCGAATAGAGCACGCGCGGAGAGAACGGCGCATCCACTCAACTCTTCAATGCTGATACTTTTCCTAAAAGACCTCTTCGCGTTTCTGCTGAAGTTGGTAATCCCGCCGCCGGCAGCAACCACCGCGACTCACGATCTGAACGCCCAGTGCCCGGCCTGTGGTCACCGCTTGGGCTACATTAAGTTCGAGCGCATCGTGCAGAGCTTAGTGCCGCGCCTAGCTGATCCGCAAGCGCAAGAGGAAGCCAACCGCAAGGCGTTGGCCGACGCGAAGCCCGCTGTTCGGCATTTCTGCCTGGTGTGTAGCTTTAGCTGGTACGAAGCGGTGCTTAGTCGCCCCGAGCATCCGGCGCTTTAACGTCCAACGCACACATACACGATCCCGGCGTGAACGACCGTTACGTGAGCCATCGTGATGAGTGAGCACTTGCCAAACGGGTCGGTAAGCCATTCCTGAGTTGGGTTGGCAACGCTGATCATGCCGAACAGAATCACCCCAATCAATAAAGCTCTTCGCATTCCTCAATTCTAAGCTGTAAATGCCCAACTCTGCACTTTAGTGCGGCTCCTTTAATGCTGCCACCTGTTGCTCAGAAGTTAAGCGATCATCGTTGAAATCTTGATAAGCCCGCAGGGTCATATGCGCGTGCTCTTCGCAATATATCCCATGTAATGCACTCTGCTGGGTGACATTGTAAACGCGATAAATCGCTGGTCTATCGCAGCTTCCATCAAATGAGCAATTGGTTATCAGTTTTTCCAGCTTGAACTCGTTACGCATTTCTCTTCCCCGCTTCCCATTTTAAGGCTTAATGCCCAACTCTGCTCAAATAAAGCCGCTCGGTGCGATAGCGCAAGCTATTACGCAGCTAACCGGGAGACTCTACAACCCGCCCAGCACGCGCATCAGCAACATCAGCGACTCCGCGTGGCCGAATCCGCTACAGCCGGTCCAGCCGATCGGACCCAAGGGTAGCGAGCCGTTAAGCTGGGCCTTTTGGCAAGGGCAGAACCTCACCTACACGCCGCGGGCAACACTGCAATACAGCGCAGTGCAACTGCGGGCGTTGAGCATGTACCCGCTGGCACGCGCCTGCATCCAGAACATCAAGGATCAGGTTTGCGGCATGCCGTGGCGCATCCAGCTTATCCGGATGCCGGGTGAATCGGAGCGCGACCACAAGAAGCGCGGCGAAGGTGATGACCAGATCGGCGCCATTACCGCGTTCCTGCAGCACCCAAACCCGCAGCAGAACTGGAAACAGTTGTTGCGCCGGCTGCTCGAAGACTTGCTCGTGATTGATGCACCCGCGATGCTGGTGCGGCGCCTAGGCAACGGCAAGGTTGCTGAACTGCGGTGGACTGACGGCGCAGACATCGTTCAGTACATTGACGAACTGGGCTACACGCCAATGGGCATGACGGACGGAAAGCCGGACGTGGCATACGCTCAGAACTGGCAAGGCATGCCGCGCGTCGACCTCGCATGGAATCAGTTGGTCTATCGCCCGTACAATCTGATCCCGCGCGGCGAAGATAGCTCCTCCAGCCAGCTCTACGGAACGAGCCCGACAGAAATGGCGGCAGCCGAGATCAAGATCGGCATCAACCGATTACGCTTCGTCGGCGATTGGTACACCGAGGGAACGACTGCGGACATGATCCAGGTTGTGCCGCCTGGTGTTACGCCTGGCAAGATCGCGGAAGCGGAACAGTTCCAGAACTCCGAAATGGCCGGCAATTCGGCACAGCGCCGTAAGTTGCGCTTACTCCAGGGCTTCGCGCAAGACGGCAAAGATCAGATTCTATTCCCCAAGGCTGGCAGTCTCACCGACCCCTACGACGATCTGCACATCCGCAAGATCTGCTTCCACTACGGAGTAAGCGCGCAACGGCTCCTGCACATGCAGAATCGTGCGACGGCTGAAGCCTCACAGGGCGCAGCCGAAGAGGAAGGTTCGCTGCCGTGGATTGGCTGGGTTGAGGATACCTTCAACTTCACGATTCAGACCATGATGGGCTTTACGGGTTACGAGATCACACTCGACCCGACGCGCCAGAACGATGAGCAGAAAGAAGCAGCGACAGCTAAGATATACGTGGATTCTGGCATCAAGACGCGCAATGAAGTGCGCGAAGAGATTGGCGACGATCCCAGTACGCAGCCGGAAGCGGATCTACTCACGGTCACCACACCTAACGGAGTGATCCCGCTCGACCTGTCCGTGCAGCTCGCCGCGGCGAATGTCAAGACGGCAGAGAACCCGCCCAAGCCGGTGATAGCCGCGCCCGGTGCGCAGCCGAAGCCAGCAGCCGGTAAACCGACACAGAAAAGCCAAGTCCTGAAGCACTCCTACGGCTCGACCCAAGTCAATATCGCACTGGACTCAGATGCGGCGGCAATACATTCTGGGCTAATTGGGCAGATCGACGCAGGACACCTTGCGGGTAATGGCGCGGAATACGAGCCCCACATCACTGTTCGATACGGAATAACAGATGACGAATTCGATGGGATTCGGGAGTATTTGGCTGGGCAGAAACCATTCACGGTTACATTCGGCAAGACCAAATCTTTCCCGGCGACAGAGCATAGTGACGGCGCATCTCCCATTTTCGTAGAAGTCGAATCGCCGGATCTGGTTCGCATCAACAAGGAACTGGCATCCCACGGAAACTTTAAGGCTGCCGATTTCACCTATACCCCGCACATGACGGTGGCGTATGTTTCAGAGGAGTACGCGGGTCTTTATACCGACCTCACGGATCTAGAAGGTGTTGAGCATCTTGTTTCAAGCATCGCCATTTCGCCGAAGAACGGGCCGCAGGAGTCCGTTAGGTTCGGTAAGGCGAGAACCATTCGCGCGCAGAAGGCGTTGCAGATCGAGACGCATGAAAGCCTGCTCGCCGCGGTTGAGCGCTCACGCTTCGAGAAAGCGTTACGCGATTTCTTCCAGAAAGAGGCGGTAGCCGCATCCGCCCGGGTGGAAGCGCTCCTCGGCAAAACGAAGAAAGCCGACAACCCGCCGGCGGACCCGGATGCGATCCTGGCTGCAGCCTATGACCTGATCGCCTGGCAAGAACTGATCGACCCAACCGAAAAGACGCTGTTCTCCGCTGGCATCGCCGGTCACTCCATCGGCATCAGTCAGATCCCCAGCGTCAAGATCCAAGTCAACCTGGTCGAAGCGCAGCAGTTGGCGCAGTCTTACGCTCACACCAGAGCAGCCGAGATGGTTGGGATGCGCTACGGGACGGACGGCACGCTGCGGCAGAACCCGAACGCGAAGTGGGCTATCACGGAAACCACGCGCGAGACGTTGCGGGCGGATATCGAGCGGTCGTTCGCAGCCGAGACAAGGATTAGCGATTTGGTTGCGGCTATTCGCGAGAGTTCGGCATTCAGTGATTCGCGCGCTGAGATGATCGCCAATACTGAAGTGGCGACGGCTCAGAGTGCGGGTTCTTACGATGCATGGAAAGCTACTGGCTTGGTTCAGACTACGCGCTGGGTGCTCAGTGCGAATCATCCCGACATTGACGAGTGCGACGACAATGCGGCTGCCGGGGAAGTGGCGTTCGGTAAGCAGTTCCCATCCGGTGATCTCCGGACCCCGGCCCACCCTCGCTGCACGTGCGTGAATATCGTCGGGACGATCAAGAAATGAATATCTCTGGATTGTCGGTCGATGGTTTTCGAAG